AGAATATCACACCTGCTCTGGGCTGATAATAGTACTCACAATTGTTGGTCAAGATTGGTCTAGCAGGATCTGTTTCTAAAATGTGTGTGGGAAACACATTATGAGTCACATCAACCACATGCTTCTTGATTGGGTGCTGATCAATCAACTGTTGCAGACGTTGACTTTCTGTTTGATCACCACGTTCACGATAGAGTTCGTTACGCAACGGCAATGTTTCGTTGTCCACAATCACCATGACATCATCATGAAACCACTGAGTAAGATAGTTACGATTTGAGTAGTAGCACAGTAGATCAAGGTTGTGTATCATGCGGAATACTTACCAAAGAAAAAGCCCCTTGCGGGGCTTTTCTTCCTTCCCATCCCTGGGTTGGATTCTCGGATTAGGAGAATGAAAGGTTAGACACAGCGATCTCGCCAACATAGTCACCAGCATTGCCGAAGCTAGATGCAGTGTTTGTCAACTCGATGTAACCATAACGTGTCATGAATGACACAACTGGTTCGAATGTGCTTGGATCCAACACAACGCCTGAACTCATCAATGGGATGTATGGGCAGTAGAATGCTGGAGCGTCTGCTTCTGAAGAACCTTTGTAACCGACCAACACTGGTGTTGTGTCGCTTGCATAAGAGTCAACGAACACACGCATAGCGCCGTTCAATGTACCAACAAACTTGGTGTTTGTAGGTGCTTCGAATGTACCTTCTGTAGTACGTGCAAATGCGCTAGTAGTTGCAGATTGCAACACTGTCAAACTTGCAGAACTAACAACAGCATAGTTACCTGCGCCACGACGTGTACGTTGGGCGATCAAGTTAGCAACACGGTTGATCAAAACAGCCAATGCGGCATGTTCGTCACCAACGAATGTAGCAGTACCTGAAACAGTTGCTTGGTTGTATGTGTACTCAGTTGTGGCCAAACTACGGAGACTCAAAAGAATCTCTTGGTCAATTTCAGCAGTGATCTCTTGAGCCAAAGCAGCCATGATTTCGGCTTCTACGTCGATACCATGCATGGCTTGTGCGTCTTGAGCAGCTTCAAAAGTCCAACGTGCTTGCAACTTGCGAGTCTTGGCTTCAACAGCCTGCTTCAAGATTTGCACGGAAATTTGACGACCACCAGAACCTTCTAACACTGCTGTATTAGCACCAGTGTAGATGTTTTGTGTTGCATCAACAGTACCAGCAGTTACGCTAGATGCTGAAGAGTATGCTTGCGCAATTGTGAATGGGCTCAATGCTTCTTGACCTGCTTGTGTGCTGGTAGCTGCGGCTGAGTTGTCAGTCATTGTGTTGGCATAACGCACACGCAAAGTGTGGATCTGACCAACTGGGCCTGTCATTGGCTGAACGCCTACCAACTCGTTAGCAATAACTGTTGGCATCACACGACGGATAACTGGCAAAATCACACGGTTCAATGTGGCAATGTTACCAGAGCCTGTTGAACCTGCGGAAGCGTTTTCCTTCAAGTACTTGCGAGTGTTTTCGAGGATAACACTCATGCTGTTGCGCTTGGAACCGTTCAAACCTTCAAGCAATGCTTCTTTGGTTTCGCCCCAGCGGCTTTCTAATAGTTGTTCTGACATTTCTGTCTCCTTTTTCTTTGTTTAGAGGCCTGCCAGGCGCTTGATAGCAATAACGTTGCTGTTGTCATCAGCGTTATCTTCTACTTGGCTACGGGCAGTTTTATCACCAGTTACTTCCGACACATTTTCAACAATCACTTTACGGCTACTTGTTGATTTGCCTTCGGCTAGTACGGCTGGTAGATACTTTTCAAATGCGGCATTCAGACGGGCTGTTTGTACGCTTTCGAGTAAATTACGCATTGTTTCACGCTTCTCTTCGTTGAGAGGTGCGAGCAAATCGTCCAGTGTGTTTTGACGCACATTGGATTCTTTGATAATACGTATTTCACGTTCTTTGGACTCAACCAGAGTTTTTGCTCTCTGTGTGAGTTTGATGGCTTCACTCAATTGATGATCTTTATTTGCAATCATGTTGTGCAGTTTACGAACTTCGGCTTTCTCATTGAGGTGAGTAGCACCAAATTCGGCTGCATATGCTTCAAATATACGACGACCAAAATTGTTCTCGCGAGCAACTTGGATGTCTTCATGTAATTGTGTGAGTTCAGCCTTTAGGTGACGGCTAACAGCCTGGCTCATCTTCTCGGCACTTTCCTTGACGAAACGTGATTTGAGACCTTCCAGTTGGCCACGTGCTTCACGGACTAAACGAACCTTGGTTTCCACCACGTCACGCTTGTCTGTTGCAAATTCTTGAATTTCACGGGCCAATGCATGTACCACAAAGTTTTCTAGTTTACCCAGTCCCTCTGTGTGCATTTTACGATCTCGACGCAATTCGCTAATTTCTTCTGCCAATTTTGTGACCATGAAGTTGTTGAACTTAGTTGCATCTTCTTTGATCTTGACTTGGAACTTAACGCGATCTTCTGCCAATGCCTGCTTTTCAGCAGCCACGGCTTGAACTTCTGCGGCAAGACCTTCTGTTACCATTTTGTCTAAGGCTTCCACCATCACTGACTTGTCGTGTTCATAGCGTTGCGCAAATTCCTCGCGGAGTTCTGCGCGAACCTGTTCACGTGCTTCAGTAAGTTTGGCATCCCAAGCCTCACTGATAGCACTGCGAGTTTCCTCGTTGATCAGTTCACTATCAAGCAATGGTTTAATAGCATCTAGCATGCTTTACTCCTTATATTTTGAGATCTTTGATCAAACGAGTTACTTCGTTCTGCAAATATCTCTGTACCTTGCTGTCCTTGCCTGCGTCTCTTGCCACTTCCATGACTCTATGTCCGTACTTCATGTTAAGAAGTCCTTCGTAGATGGCCTTGGGATAAGCATGTGGGGCGCTGGGTTGAGCAACAACATCGACAGTGACAATTTCAAAGTCACTGACATGTCCGTTGCCGTCGTTCACGTTACCGGAACCACGGCTCGAAACTCCTAGTTTGACGCCAGAATCCAACATGGTCTTGACCAGTTGTCCCATTGGCGTTGGAATAATTCTCAACTTGCCATAACCGCAAGGGCCATCCATCCACATTTTGTCAATGGTATGACTCACACGATCCAAGTTGATTTTGAGATCTTCTGGGTGATCGACTTCGCCCATCACGCTGTAACCTTCTACCACTTGTTTGTTGATAGTGTCCACAGCCTTGGCAATTTCATGCACAGGGTACACACGTTCGTTGGCGTTCTTTACTCCGCCTTCGATACAGATACCCTCCATGTACAAGTTCTTGCCGTTGAAAGGGCCTTTGCCGTCAGGAGCATCCTCGACCAAGACGCGAATCTTGGCCTGATTAAAGTTCAAATGCTCTTGTAAGTATCTCATGACAGATTAGGCCTTTGGAAACGGTGTACGTGTGTTTACACTCGAGGCTTGTGATGTCACTGGTTTTGGTGCTGCCTTAGGACTTTGTACGCCTTGAGCAGGTGAATTACCTACTCGGCCAATCAAGTCTTTGGTTGTTGGAGCAGGACGACCTTGTGCAGTATCGCCAGTCATTTTAACTGGTTGTGCCATTGCGCCACGTGCGCCAGAGTTGGCAGCAACAGTTGATTTAGTGTCTGTACCAGGTGCTTCTTGTGTGGTTGTTTTAGGGTGTACTTGTTTGAGGTTGATGGCTTCTTCCATTGGCATCATCATGCCTTCGGTTTCCAACTCATCATCTGCAACTTCCATGCCAGTCATGTCAGGTGTATCACCCATATCAGCACCGTCGCCACCGTCCATCATGGCTTCAAATTCTGCCATGAGTTCGTCCAATTTGTCTTCCAAATCAACCACACGATTTTCAAGTTCGCCGTCATCGTGTTCGTCTTCGATGTCGCGTGTCATGTCTTTACCATCTTGTTCAGCCTCGTCATCAAACTCAACATCGCTGTCGTCTTCGGCCATGCCTTGCTCTTCTGCTTCCACATCGTCGATCATGTCTTGGGCTTGACTGCCACCAAGATCTTCATTGTAACGGCCGTGTTTTTCGTCGTATTCAATGTCTTTGGCAACTTTACGACCTGCACGTTCAGCATGATCATCACGCTCAGCGTCAGTTTCTTCGCTTACGTTGGTGTCAATTTCTGTGGGTTCCATGCCCATAGCGTTGTCTTCGTCCATGAGGTCTTCATAGATTGCACGACTCTTTTCAACCACGATTTGGTGGAAAAGTTCTTTTGCTTTGGCTTCTTCATCATTGATCACGTATTCGATCAATTGTTCAAAACGGTTTTTGCTCATTTATGGCTCCTATTAGGTATGTTGGGTAGTTCTGCCCTCATGGCAGATCTATACCTATATTTACTTAGAAGGCAAAAACTTAGCGGTTTATGGTGGGTTTTTTGAATTAAATGACAGTTTTTTTACATCGCAGGCTGTGCTGGCGGTGCATACTGTTTGCGTATCAGTTTGAGTTTTTCTGCATACTCATAGGTACGTGTGTCATTCATGCGGCGCAGTTTGTTCAACTGCTTGAGAGTGAGTTTGGTTTTACGCAGTTGACCCAGGTGAGGCTGTGTGTTGTCGGCTGCAACATCTTGATAGCCTGCTGGCGAACGGTCATAAATTTCATTCAGGATCATACTGTATTTATAATCCTGCAGGCGTTGCCGCTGGTGCGCCTACGCCTGGCAAGGTACCACCTACCCCCCCTGCAGGTGCGCCTGGTAAGCCACCTTCTGCACCAGGCACCTGTAGATTGGCCATTTCTTCGCCTGTGGCAATGTCAGTTTCCATGCCTGCTGGTGTGATTCCAATGGATCGTAAATCCTGTCCTTGTGTGGTCTGCAGTTCAGGGCTGTCACGTTCTTCACGCCACATTTTTTCGTTTTGTTCAATTTCGTCCTTGCTGAGACCCAAGAAACGCTCTAACATAAAGCGTTTTGACATGTAAGGCAACTGCTCTAGACTAGTAAAACTGCT